CATACCACGAGACAACAAAGACATTAAAAAGCTTTTCAAAGCACGTCCAGGATATAAAATTATCCAGTGTGACCTTGGCACGGCAGAGGTTTACTATGCTGCTATGCTCTCTGGTGATCAGTTTTTGCAAAAAGCTTTTATTGATAAACTCGATTTTCACTCGTATGTTGCAAAGCAAATGTTCAACTTATCAGTTGATGTTGATCAAGTTAAAAAACAATACCCAAATGAAAGACAATATGCAAAAGCAATTACCTTTGGAATTATGTACCAGGCAGGTCCCGCGAAGATTGCCGAAACAGTAAACAAAGATGCGAAAGCTGGAGAAGAGATCTCGATCGCACAATCCCGACAGTTCATTCAAAAATACTTTAATGAAGCTAAAGCTCTCAAAAAGTTTATTGATGGGTCTAACCAACAAATTGAGAATCATGCCTTTATCTACTCTTTCTTTGGTAGAAAGCGTAGACTTCCAGAAGCTAAATCACCGAATCAAGGTGTATCTAAACATGCTATCCGTTCAGGTGTAAACTTCTTAGTTCAGTCTGTTGCTTCTGATATCAACGTACTGGGTGTAATTGATCTTGTTCATTGGATTGAAGATAACGATTATCTTGAAGCGATTCGTCCTTTTACAGTTGTTCACGATTCAATCGTATCAGAGGTCAGAGAAGATCTAGTTGATGAATACATTGAAAATACTCGTCGTTGTATTCAAAAAGACCGTGGCTTATCTATTCCAGGTTGTCCTATTAAGGTAGATTTCGAAGTTGGTCCTAGCTGGGGTGAACTTGAAGAACTTTAAGTTAATCAAGTTTCCATTCTTTGGTTTATACAAGAAACCAGAAAACATTTCTTTTACCTTAGATAAGATATTTATTAATAAAACTCTCTCAAGCCATAAAGAAACAGTTGATGATAAATCACTGACTGGAGATTATTTTGCTAGACTTCTACAATTAGATAGAAGAATAAACTTTGACTGCACTTGTAAAGATTTACAGCAACTAGTATTTCAGCGTCCTACATGGGGGATGGACGCTGACGCTAAACCTTTTGACTTATCTGAAAGAAGCTATCACACTTCTATAAAAAGAAAAGTGGTTAAAACTGTAGACAATTTAATCTGGATAAATAAAATATCCTACCCTTTTCACGTTCCAACTCAAGAAGAGCTTTCCTTTGATATTGAGTCACTCTACGCTGTGATGATTAGTATAAATGATGAGTGGTATATTAAACAGTTTACTATTGATAACAAAGACGTGAACGTTAGAAAGAAGATTTTACTATGAACAAAGCCAAAGTAAAAAATATTCTAATCGCAGATAAAATTTATATTAAAAAGAAAGATGTTGAAGATGCAGATAAACTTTTGCAATTATATACCTATGACAATGGAGATGAATTTCTCTCCACCATCTCAGAAGACGATGAATACTATATTGTACCGTCAAACTCATACCACAAACTTGATTGGGAAGAAATTGAAGACCAGAGAAACTTTGTTCCAATGGAAGAATCCCATAAGTTTTCGGGCAAGCTGCGGTGGGAACAACAAGAAGTAGTAGACAAGTTTTTTAGTAGAGGTAGAGCTAGATCAGGTATTTTACAAGCCCCTTGTGGTTGGGGTAAAACATTTACAGGGTGTGAGATAATATCAAAGAATAACACTCAAACACTTGTAATGGTTCACACAAAGCTTTTATTTCGTCAATGGATTGAAGAATTAGAGAGGCAACTACCAACAGCTAAAATAGGTAAAATTGGTGATGGATTATTTGATGTACAAGATATTACTGTAGGCATCTATAAATCAGTTTATAACAGAAGAGATGAGCTGAAAGACAAGTTTTCCGCTGTGCTTGTTGATGAAGCTCATCTCTGCCCTGCTGAGATGTTTTCAACAGCTCTTAACTCACTTAACGCTAAAATAAAGATAGGAATCTCAGCCACCCCAAAACGCAAAGATGGTAAGCATGTATTCTTAGCAGACTATTTTTCACCATACATGGTAGAAGCTCGCGACCCAAGGCAGTTACAAGACCCAGTAGTTCAAATTAAACGCACAGACTTCCGGTTTCCAGTAATCGATCCGAAAAGAGACTGGTCGCGCCAGTTGAACCAACTTTGCAAGAATAAAGATTACTTGGCTGCCATAGCGGATTTTGCAAAAAGACAGATAGTCTCTGGGCGATGTCCTCTGATATTAGGTGAGCGTGTGCAAATGTTAAAAGATTTACAGGAGCTAATTCCTGATAGTATATGTTTGATTGGAGAAACAGATGAATCAACTAGAAAAGATGTTCTTTCGGGCGTTGGAGGAAAATATAAAGCAGTCTTATCAACAAAACTTTTTGATGAAGGGATTAGCTGTCATAGGCTTGATACACTGTATCTTACTTGTCCTTCTAACAATCCTATTAAGCTTGAACAGCGAATTGGTCGTATCATTCGTGAACACCCTGATAAGCAAGTCCCTATGATAGTAGATTGGTGGTTATCAGGTGGGATTGTAGCAAGACAACAAACTAAACGGTTAGAATGGTATAAATCTCGTGGATATTACATACTTTAACTGGTACGAATTAACCTCAAAGGCAAGAAAAGATCAAGCCGCCATTCTAATCTTGGCATTTGCACAAACTTCGTTGTATAATGCTAGGACAACTAAAGGATTAATGAAAGCATTGAATATAAACCACATTCCAATGTTTTTATTTACAGCTGGCTTACTAGAGCAGAAAAAAGATAAGCTAGTTTGCAACTACAAAACTAAAGAACCTATGAGTTATTTCAAAAACCCTTGGTTTTTTACGCATACAGTAAATACACAAACTAAACTTGAATATTTACACATGCTTTCTATGCGTAGAATTAGCGAATCTCAAGACTACATCGCTAAAAACTACATTAGAAAAGACTTACAAAGCCCTTATTTAGAAATAAAAGGTGATAAAATATATTTTTTACTCGAGTCCTCGGTTTCGAGGAAATCCTACATTTAAGTTCTGACGAACAACAAAGGAGAAACAACTATGGTCTCATGGGACAAAGCCAAGGGTAAACAATCCTCTGGCTCAAATCAACGCAGAGAAATCCAAAGATTAACACTCGGTATCGGAGATACTAAAGTACGCTTAATCGGTGATGTAATGCCTCGTTACTGCTACTGGGTAGTAACAAAAGAAGGTAAGAAGATGCCTATCGAATGTCTTCAATTTAGCCGCGAGACAGAATCATTTGATAATTCTGCTCAAGACCCTTTCAAAGAGATTGATGAAGCAATTTATTCTGATAAGCCACAATTCTCTTACGTATGTAATGTAATTGATCGTTCAGATAATCAAATTAAACTGTTTGATCTTCGTGCTACAATCTACTCACAGATCGTAGATTATGCTACAAACCCTGATTATGGTAATCCTGCGGATAACGGCAATGGATATGATATCACAATCAAGAAAGAAAAAACAGGACCGCTCCCACAAAATGTTAAGTACTCAATCATCCCAGCTAGAAATAACTCACCTCTGACTGACGAAGAAAAAGAACTTGAACTTTTTGATCTTAGCAAAATCTATAAGCGTCAAACTTATGATGAGCAGAAAGAGTGGTTACTACAAAATACTGCCTACTTCGCTGGAGATGTCTCTGACGAATTTAAACCAGTCGAAGATGTGGATGATTTAGCCTAATGAAAAAATCTTTAGCAGACATGAAACCTGCTAACGGTACAGAAGCACCGAAGAATAAATCTTTCGGTGCTTTCAAATCCGTTGACGGTAATCAAGCAACAATTGATCTTGAACAACTAAGAAAGCATAACATTTTCTTTGCTACTCCGTGTTATGGTGGAATGCTAACAGATCAGTTTTTCTTGTCTATGTTTAGAACGTCTCAAACTTTAATGAGACATGGAATCAATTTCAGAGTTACAACTCTACGTAATGAGTCCTTAGTCACTCGTGCGCGTAACATTCTTACTGCCATGTTTATGGAATCAGATTGCTCGCATTTGATGTTTATTGATTCGGATATTGAGTTTGATGCTGAATCAATTCTTAGAGCTTTAGCTTATGACAAACCAATCATGGCCGCAGCATACCCTAAAAAAGCTTTACCAATTCAGTATGCAATCAATTTCAAGTTTAATGATATGGAGAAAAAACAGGTTAGAGTTGAGAATGGTGCTGTTGAAGTACTTGATGCTTCTACAGGTTTCTTTTTAGTAAAACGTGAAGTTGTAGAGAAAATGATGCAAGCGTATCCTGAGCTTCACTACCGTAACGACTCAAACATTGATCCCAAGTTTAATAAGTATTGCTACGCACTATTTGATACTTGGTTAGATCCAGACGATAATCGTTACTTATCAGAAGATTATACTTTCTGTCGTCGTTGGCAAAAACTTGGTGGAGAAATTTGGTTAGATCCAAACACTAAATC